CTTACCCGCGATACTTGGCAGGGTTCCCGACATGGCCGTTGCCGCCACTTCGTCACGAATACCCGCGATCCAAGGCGTTAGGATTTTCAATTCGGGGATGTTTAACGTGCTTAACCACACCAAATACGCATCAACATTGGTATCAAAAACAGTGTTTGATTGTCCCTTTGCGGGTATGTTTCCGGGGTAATCTGTGATTGTTGGAGTTGTCATAGGCTTTCAACCTCTAATTTTAATCGTGTTAAGCCGTTTACGTTGGCAGTGGTTTGGGCCGATGTTATGAAACCATACACCGTTAGCTCTGGGTTGTCATCAGGTGCAGCGAACACGCCAGCAACGCCGTCCATATCCTCAACCAATCGCCAAAACGGGTCCGCTTGATAGGCTTGCAGGGTGATCGGGTATGACACCCGCGCCGATGCTGTACGGCGCAATAGGGATGTTAAAGTGCCGCTAGTTTCTTTGATAGATCGACTTCGGTTTGACCTGCCCGCGCCAAGACCCATTGTTCCGTAGTTGTCATAAAGGCCCATTGTTAACGACCCAACTTTGGCAACGCCGCCCGTGTTTGTGATTGTAATCACAACAGTTGCGCCCGACGGAATATTCAAATTAAAGTTGATATATTTGCGCTCTAATGATTGCGGCACAAACAACCAGCGAAACATCGAACCGCTGTAATCTGCTGAATCTTTCAATGTGTAATTGATATTCGCAACGTCACCAGTTGTCGCAACAGTCCCCACTATTGAAATGCTTGCCGCAGATAGTCCGAAGAAACCCATAGACGTAATTCGCGTGAGGCTTTCCAGCGTGTAAGTGATTGACCCTGCGTTTGTCGTTTTCGTCTCAACTACGCGATATTTGTCAGCGCCAAACTGCAAATCAAACGCCGCGTATCTGTTCGCTGGCCCAATGTCGAACCATTCTGTCGCTGTGGCGCTAGGCGTTTGCGTTGTTGTGGCGCTGGACACTTCATAGTTGCGCTCGTCAACCCGCCGCTGGTCCCCTAGATTATAGGTTCCAGCCGTCCATGCCGTTTCCAGCGCGACGTTTGTTGACGTTATGTTGGCCTCGTTTATCTGTATCGGCTGCATGACTCTTAAGCTCATGTGCTTGTCTCCAATACTGTCAATTGATCTTCTGTGTTGTTTGCAGTTGCGCCAGTGTTTGCCGCCGTAAACTCTGATGTTGATTGTAACAGATCAACCCGCGCGTTTAAAGCTTTGAGCTCTACAAGCATTTCCGCCGCAGAATCCTTTGGCGTGTACCCAACGCCATTTGACGCCCGCGACAGCCCCCGGCGGAAATCAACGCCCGTTGCAAAATTGCGTTCCTGAACTTGGTTGCGCATCACTTGGCTTAATTCGTCAACCGATGCCGTGAGATCCGCAAAGGACGGCGAAAGCATAATCAAAGCCGCTGTTAAACCGTCGTTGCCCGCCGCCTGCGCTTGTTCCACAAGATCACGAAACGCCGCGCGGTCATCAGGTATTGCGCCAATGCCAAGCGCGTCCAAGCTGGCAGATAGACGCGCTGTGGCCGCGTCTCGCTTTTCGTCTGCTGTAAAAAACGCGTCATAGTAAGACGCCGTTGATTTGACGAAATCGTCAACCGTTCCGAACAATTCCGCAAAGCTAGCCGCCGCGCCCGCGCCCGATATTGAGGCATTGTAAAGCGTAAACCCAAGGTTGCCAAAAACGTCGTTCACAACTGCAAGAGAAGTGGCAATGCGGGTCAGTGTGTCCGGTGTACGTTCACCAGCCTTTTGCAGCGCACGTAATCCTGGAATCATACCCGCGAAACTATCGGTCAATCCGTTCAAAGCCGCGTCAATCGCCGCGTTAGCCTCTGATTCAGACAGCCCCTTAGTGCTGACCTCGACACTTGCCGCAAAACGATCAAATGCATCAGCACCGACACCTAATGTCAAAGCCGTACCAGCAATTCCCGACAAGATCCCATTTAATGATTTTTCAAGTGGACCCGATACGCTTGCATCAAGTGCGGAAAATGATTTCGTAATTTTCTTTGATAGGCCCCAGAACCGTTTGGTTTGAATCAGGCTAAACCCATCCGCCGCCGATTCCATGCCGCTAACAGTCAAACGCAAACCGCTGTCTAGCTCTTTGGTTTTTTTCTTGAAGAACGAGAACACCGCTCCAACTGCAAGCAATGGCAAGGCAATCGCGCCCGCCGCCGTTGCGAATCCAGCAAGGCTAGACGTGGCCCCGCCCAATGCGCTACCGATTGCGCCAAGCCCGCCTGACAAGCCACCAGTGGACAAGCCGCCCAGCACATTACCAAGCCCACCTAGGAACCCTGTACCGCCCGCCATTCCAGCCATACCACCGCCGCCACCGAAACTGCCCAGCAAGCCTGACATGATACCGCCACCGCCGCCTGTCGCTGCATTAGCAACGCTAGCAACACCGCCGCCGCCACCAATCCCAAGCCCAATCATAATCTTATTACGCACAGCCATAGCAATCATTTGCGACAGCATACTTGCGAATGTTGAAAGAACAGACTGGGCAAAGCCCTTGAAGTCTTTAAGCCCGCCCACCACGAAATCACCAAAGGCATTTGACAGCCCGTCAATTGCTGTAATCATCGGCTTATCAATTGCGTCCTGTAAAGCCTTGGCTTCTGCCTCTGCTTTTTTCAGTGCCGCTGCTGCGTCATTGGCGGACGTATCAAGCGATTTTTTGCCACCCCCAAGGCTGTTGCTTAAATCAGTAACGACCTTTGTCGCCTTAACTGTCGCGGGGATTTGCTGGCCTGATATGGTCGTGACAACGGCTTTGATCCTGCCGTCCGCTTCGACAAGTGCGGCATTCATAGACGCAACAACGGCCGCAGCGTCTTCTGCACGTTTGACACCTGCCGCAGTACCAAAAGGCATAACCGCGCCGTTTTCTGTCAACCGCTGTTCTGCGCTTGCGTTCATGGCTTGGATTTTTATCATTTCAGCCCGCGCAACTTCCAATGCGGCTTGCGCTTGTGCTTTGTACGCCACCGCGTTGCCCAATGCCGCGCCTTGTGCCGCTGGGCTTTCAACTTGTGAAAAGCTGTCTAGGGATTCATTCAGCAAGGCTATCGCGATGCGGGCTTCTTCGGTTGCGCTTGTTGCTGTGTCCGTCTTTTGACCGAACAACACCCAAGCCGCTGCCGCTGATCCGAGTATGCCCCAAACGATACCCAAAGGCCCGCCCAGCGCAATGATTGCGACTCGTGCAAGATTAACCGCGCCAGTGAAAACACCCGTAGCAACAGCCGCTGCGGTCATGCCTGTTGTCATTGCGGCAATGCTAGAAACGGTTAAGGCAGTGACGCCCGTAGCAAGGCCAGCAACAGCGACCAGCGCAAAATCTATGTTCTGTCCGAAGAATTGAAACGCGCCAACAATGCCTTGAATGCCCTGCATTGCAATTTCAGCCATGCCAAACATCGCAACGCCTATTGATTGAATTGCCGCCACAAATTTAGGGTCGCTTATTGTTTCAAGCAAACCTTCAACAGCGGCCCGCAATGCCTTTGAGCCGTCTTTGCTGACCTCAAATAGATCACCGAATGCGTTGCCAAGTGCAGTTAATGCGCCGCCTAGGGTGTCACGCGCTGCCGCCGCTGACCCGCCAAATTGCTTATCTAGCTCTGCCAAGATAATCGCTTGCGCCCCGGCAACGTCATTGGTTGCCACCATGCCTTTAACAATGTCTTTTTGTGCTTCTGTAAATTGGATGCCTGAACGGGATAGGGCAGTCATACCCAAAACGGGATCGTTCAAAGCCTTACCGACCTGCAAGGCCGCTGACTTCAAATCAGTTCCCATTGCAGTCGCCAAGTCCATAGTTGCGACGGTTGCATGATCGAAAACGCCACCTTGAATTTGTGTAAATGTCAGCAAAACGCCCTGCATCGCGTTCGTTGCCTCGTCGCCAAATTTCGTAACACCTTGCAACGCCGCTGCGTTTTGGTTCAACTGATCAATTGTGCGATTGGCCGCGCCACCTGTTGATAGGATCGCCGCCGCAAGTTGTGCCTGTGAGGCGTCGGATTCAACCGTTGCGCTTATGAATTTGTTTAGGCCCGCGCCCGCTACAATTACCGCGCCAAGGCCAATCACCATTCGCGTCATTGCCTGCGTTGCGCCCAGCGCCATGCCCCGCGTGGCCTTTGTTGCTGCACCAAATGCCGCGACCTTTGGCGTTGCTGCCGATGCGCTACGCCCTGCCTTGTCAAACCCGCGCCCAGTGCCTTTAACGGCCCGCTCTGTGGCTGCGCTGGCCTTTGTGGTGTCCTTTAACGCCTTTTCCCCACGCTTCAATGGGGCAGTGTTCACACCAATAACAAGGTTTGCAAAATCGGCCATATTATATCCTTGAATTGATTGCGGCCCGCTCGTTAAAGCAGGCCGTTTTGTTTTGCTGAATCGCGATCCGCAGGCGGTATTGAAAACGGGCTAGCGCCTTCATTCATGCCAGAGACAAATGCCGCCGACATTTCAATCAAAAGCGATGCTTCCCAATGATCTATGGGACTTATTGAAAAGTGGTCATAGTCGCGCAAATCGCCCCAACTTAGAGGAACCGGCCCGCCCATTGGGGCAGACTTGATTGGGCCCGCTTCCATCAACATATTTAGCAAGTATTCGCCAGCGCCCAATTCTACAAACGGCGCTGGTGTTTGGCTTGCGTTGTGGCGCATCAATCGGCTTTCTTTCGGCCTGTTGGTCGTGTCGCCCTTCAACTCAATGATTGCGTTCAGCCAACCAATTTGTTTTGCGGCCAATATTAGCCGCGTTTTACGTTTCCCAAGCGGTTAGCCTGCTTCGATGCAAACTCACTGCATTGCTTTGCGAAAGGGTTGTTTTTCATTTCATAAACGGGATCGTCGTCCATGACGGGCGCTCCCGACTTGTGCAACATATATTCGCCAGTTTCGTCTTGCTTAAACGCTTTTTGTGTGACGAAGTTGCCGTTTTCATCCTCTTTGATGCCCATGTGGGGGAATGTCAGCTTCAGGAACCATAAAGCATCATCAGCCGTTGCGGGTTTGTCGCCGTTGTTGACGTTCTCAAAACCCATAATGAATGGGGCTGCAGCTTCACACATCTGGTTGTGAACGTCTTCCATGACGCGGGCTTCGTCCTCGTCGTCTTTGCCCTTGGCTTTCTTGCTCATCATTGCGGCCTTTTGTGCGGCCCGCATTTTGGCTTGCATGGATGCAGACGCAGTGCCGCGCAAAATAACCTTGCACGGCTTGTCACCGTCCATCATTGGCTCGTTTGTCCACTCGTCAAGAATCTGCATTGCTGTCCCGGCTTCTGCGATTGCTTGGCTGTCAAATTTATTGAAATCCATCTCATATTCCTTTGGTCCTGGTTCAAAGTGGGGGCGGGCGGCGAACCAACCCGCGCCGCCCCCTAACCGCGTTAGCGGATTACGATGGCTCTACGTCGTCAACTGTAAAGTCATTTTGTTTGAAGCTGATCGTGCCGCCTTCAAAAGACGAGTCGTCTTTTTCGTTCAGCGCGTATGTGTGCAAGTAGCCAGTCGCATACGAAACCACATCGCCAGCAACAGGCGCAGGGCCGTCGCCAGAATCAGTGCCAGATCCACGGACAATTTTGAGTGTGTAAAGGCCCGCTTGAGCATTAGCGGCAACGATTGCTGTGGCAACGCCTGTATCCGCGCCAGTACCGTGAAAGGTAAATGTCGAATCATTGCCCGTTGCCGCGCCTTTTACGCCAGACGTAAAGCCCGTGCCGAGGTCTGACACGTCAATATTGGCGTGGGTGACGCCGAACGAAGGCAGCATTTGCGTGCCCTTAAGCTGCACAAAAGTTAAAGCTTCCATGCCCGCTTTGTTGTTTGTTGCTGGTGTACCGGGAACGCCGTAAAGCGTGAGGCCGATTTGATTTGCTGTAGTCATTTGCTTGGTATCCTTTCAAGCGATGTGGACCCCTCGCAGGGGTTTCGTGTCGGAGGGGTCAACGCTCTGCCATCATTGGCACCCGCGCCGATGGGTATTCTATGCGCGATACCAGCCGATTTTCAGCCAAGCCGCCGCGTCTTTGGCCAAGGGGTTCGCAAACGCGCCCGCCTTGTTTGTCAGTTTTACAGTTTCGGGCTTGCGTGGCTTTGGTGCCTCCGCTGGCTCGCTGGCCTTGCGTGTAACGTCTGCGAAGTTCTTTTTCATGCAATGCTCCGATAACTGATGTAAATTGGTGTTTCCCATCGCTGGCCTTCTTGTCTGCCGTCGCGAATGGCTGTTGACATAACGTCCACATTTGTTCCGTTAGCTGTTAGCTTTGAAACGCGCTTGAAATACGCTGCAATAGCGCCTGCGTCTTTGCGTGTCACAATGTCGTAAACGTCCAGCGGAGAAACCAACGTGACAATCAAAAACCCTTGCCGCGTGTAAACCTGATCCGATAGGCCCATAGGCGTGTCGTCGTTGCGTAGATGCTGCACCGTGACGTGTTCACCCGCTGGTTTATCCCCGCCCTTGCGTGGCCAGATTGCAGTATAACCAAGCGCCGCAATCATAACCTCAACTTGCGCGTTCAGTGCTTGCGTGATGTTGCTGTCTGCGTTGCTCATTGCTTGCTCATTTCTGCGCTAATTTTATCAACTATTGCTGAGAACTCTTGAACACTCAGCGCCACCATTCCCGCCGCAGCTTTCCGTGAGAACCCCCCAACTGTTTTGGGTCCATCTGGGTAGCCGCCTTCTTCAAGCTTGCGGATGTAAGGCAGGTTGTTTGCCAGATAGATCGTGTCACCAACCTCAAAACCTGCGCTTGCGGCGATTGCTTTCCTGAATGTTGGACCGCCTTTTTTTGTTTTGTCTTTAGTGTCAATTGTTCCGGTTGCTGGCGAACCAATCGAGGCTTGCCAGTTTGCCTGCGCACCGCCAAGATCAACAGGGGTCTTTTCGATAACCCGCTTGAACAGTTCCAAAGCAACTTTTCGCGCTGCAAGCTCTAGCTTTCGCGCTGTCTTGCGTTCGAACTTGCGCATTTCGTCGTCAAAGCTACCCACGACAAACCATGTCATAAATCAATGTAACGCCGCCCGGGGCCTCGCGCCCTAGAATAGCAATCGTTAGCGTGCCGCGATCACAAATTATTAGATCGTCAAGCGTCACTTCGATAGAAGTAGGCTCAACAATCACCTGATAATCACCCGCTTGGATGTTTGTGCCGTCAATGCGCCGCTCTGCGATCTCAAACACCGCCATGCGCACAGATACGGGAGCGGGTGCTGTGCCTGCCGTGCCGCCCGTAGGATCGGATGGACCGCCGCCGCTTGCCGTTGGTGTCGGCTGTTGAATGGTGCCGGTCTGGATCACGTCGGGCTGTTGTGCGGCCATCTTATCAAAGGCCCCTATAACCCTGCTGCGAATGGTAGCCATTAGCCGCGCACCATATTAGCCATTCCAACGCCGCCACGAATGTAGCCGCGCAACAAGCCTTCAACCGCAACAATGCGCGGTGTGGATGTTGGCAAGGTTTCAGTGTCTAGCGTGATCGGCCCAACTTTTATCATGTCGCTGGTTGTGTTGGATTCGATTGTTGCGAATGGATCAAGCCCGCCCTGCAAGATATATGACACTTCAAATTGAGCGTGAATAATATCAAGCGGGATCGTGTCGGGATTGATTGGCCAGTCGTCAACCAAGTCATTCACCAATCGCGGCCATGCGAGCGCCTGATACTGGTATTGTTTCATTCCAATGAACGAGTATTTGCGGTCAAGGTATATTGCACCCTTGCGCAAGTTAATTTCGTTGGCCGCGTCCGTTCCCGCAAGCGTAAAACCCATGCCAAGCGCGTATGCTGTATATTCCGCAAGCGTGCCGTAGCTATCTGAGGCAGTGCCGCCAATTGTGGTATCTAATGCCATTTTGCAAACCCTCTAAACTTAGTGAGGGGGCGAACCTAAGCCCGCCCCCCTGCTAAATTTAGCCAAGCAATGTAGCTACAAATGCAGGCTTCCAAACCTTCATTGCGTAGAAGGTGGTAATGTCGAACATGACTTTGCCGTAACCTTTGTAGACCGCAATTTCGTAAACAAGGCCAGAGAATGGGTCTTGTACGGTCAAGCGCTCTGTTGCTGCGTCGCCACCACCAACCTGAGCAGGCGGACGAACAACCAATTCAGCAGCCGCGCGGTGGAATGCCACGTTGCCGGTATAGCTGTTGCCCACTGTGATTGTCGCGTCTTCTGCTGCAAGCTGGATAAGGCCAGGCTCGTTAATTGTGACCGTGCCAGAGGTTGCCGTAGAGCCAGTGCCAACAATGTATTTGCGGGTATCGCCACCCATCACGATAACGTCGCCAACTGCGAAGCCGGTCGTGTTAACCGTACCGCCGTCAAATGGCAATGCTGTGGCACCAATTGGTCCAGTTGCTGCTGTGATGTCCGCGCCAGTCATGCCGCCCTTGGTGTGGGATGCAATACCGTTTGATTCCTTCAACATCAGCCCTTGCAGGTTCAACAGTTCGCCACGGCGCAACAGTTCTTCGCCGCCAGCCTCGTTGACCTTTTGCAACTGTGCAAGGTTGCGCAGCTTTGTGCCTGCCGTTGAGTTCATGGCAATGGTGGCTTGGCCGTCAAGTGGCATCCCGTTGTCCACAAGGATTTGACGCAGCTCTGCAATCTCATCAAAGTTGGAGCCGAATGGCGTGGTGCCAGCGGTGCCGTGCGCGCGGGATGCGCCGTTCTTAAGGGTCAAGCCCGCGTAGGATTCGATTGCGTTTGTGATCGCGCGCATGGCTTGAGCAATTTGGTCGCCGTAAACCGTTTCATATCCCACGCCGTTATTAAGGTGCAGGATGTCTTCGCCAACGTATGGGATTTTGATATTGGCAACTTGGTCAATGGTCATTGTCTTGTTGTCAACGGTCTGGTCGTCACCTTCTGGAATGGTCATAGAAGGGGTGTAGCTAGTATTTACAGTTGACGCGCGCGTGAACGCAGAACGAACCGTATCGCCAAAGGCAGCGCCCTCAGAACCAGCGTTGATTGTGACAGATGGAATGATGCCAACAAGTTCGCGACCAACGATGTCGGCTGCTTTGTAAATGTCGGCTGCGAGATTTGGTAGAATGTTTGCCATTGTTTAGGCTCCTTTTGCGGGGGCTAGTCTTCGACTTGGCCACCTGATTTTGAAAACGCCATGCGTTCCGCTTGGTTTAGCGAGTAGAAGGCGTCGCTTTTCATTGTGGGTCTGTCAGGCGTCCCGCCCTGTGATCCGGCTGGCTTCCCGCCGCCGCCCTTGCCTGCATCCCGAACCGCGTATGATTTGGATGTTGCAAGTTCCCTCGCCAGATCGGCCAAGGTCGCACCGTGGTCGGAACCTGATCCAATCATCGGCTTTCCGTCGGACGTCATCACTTGCGCGGTGCCGTCGTCTGTGAATTTGAGACGATTCATCGCGCTTGAAGCAATGTCGTCAATTGACTCTGATATAAAGCCAGCTTTCGCCAACTCTGCCTTGAGGTCGGACGATGCGCCGCGTTGCATCATTTTGCTAATGCGATCCGTCGCGCCCGTCAGCTTGCCTTCATAGTCGGCTTTCATTGCGTCCAGCTTGGCCTGCGCATCGTCGCTGCCCTTGCCGTTGCCCTTGGCCTTTTCGGTCAACTCTGCAAACCGCGCGTCAATATCGTCCGGCGATCCGTATTTGCTGTATGCCGCCGCGTTGCCGCGCTCTTTCGATAGGGCTGTTTTAAGGCCGCTAACGTCCTCCGGCGCAGCAAGTGCGCCAAGGTCCAGTGAACCCTCCGAGACGTGGCCTTGTAGCCATTCTGGTAGGGTGGTTGCGTCTGTTACTTCGATTTTCATGTTTCAGCTTCCCGCTGGTTGCGCGTTAGCATCCCGCCAACGCAAAAAGCCCCGCCGAGGCAGGGTTGTTTGGTTCGATTGTTGTGGTGGTTTTAAGTCATAGTTATTCAAGCACAGAAATACACCATTTTCGCGCGGGGTGCAAGGGGTTTGATTAGGTGGCGGTTGTCACCATTTTTCCCTTAAGGCAGCGCGGGCGCGGTTATGTGCAGCCTCTCGGCCAATAATTTGATTAGTGTCCGGCCCCAAAAGGTCATTTGCATGTTCTAAGGCGTCAGCCGCATCTGATAAGGCGCGGCGAAGTAAGTCAATTCTGCCTTGAAGCACGTCAGGGTGGTCTCTAATTACCGTTTGTAGATACGGATTTCCTTTAATTTTATTCATGGTCCATTCTCCTTTGGTTCGGCTTAACCCTACACCCGCGCTCGCAATTCATCAAGCGATAAGGGACGCCCGTTAGCATCCATCAAATCACGGAACGATATATCCCCATCACGCCATAGCTTTGCGCGGCCCACGCCAAGGTTTTCGTTCTGCTCGGCAACCGTGCGCCGTGATAGCCAGCCCTCAAATGTGGTGTCTTGCGGTATCTGACCATCGAGGCTGGATCGTGTGGACAACGGCACCTCGTTAATATCTAGCCCAAGCTCTCTGAATGATTTCAGCACGGGCGTAGATGTTGACCTGCACCCCCAATGCAGATTCCCCGGACCGCCGCCCCAGGGTAGGCTGTGATCGATAGGCTCATGCGTTCCAACCGTATACGTTAGGCCATCGCGCGCCCCGCATTCCTCAGTTGTCCGCAAATCAATAGTGCTGGCCCATTGTTCACCTTTGATAATGTCGTCGTTGTCATTGTAGACCGCCTGACGCGATGCCTGCGAAACCGCTTGTGTTGCCGACCTCACAAGGCTGTCAGCATGGTTGCGCGTAACATTCATAAAGCCCTGCACCACTTCACCGTTCTGTTTGCCGCCCCGAACCCGCCGCATCAACTGCGCATTTGTTTCGCCCTGCGCAATGCCTAGCCGCATGTTATCTTGGAACCGCTTGAGCGTGTCGCCAGCCTGCCGTGATAGCCAATCGGAGACAGGTGCGCCCTGCACTAGCAGATCGCCTGTGATAGCCACCAATTGCCCGCGTGTAAGCTCTGTCGTGATAAGCTGGACGCCTGCGCCTTTGTTGATTGCCGACACAGCAAAACGCGATTCCATGTCCGCAATTTCGCGCAATTCGTTCGCAAGGCGTTTGCCTTCGCTGCGATACGCCGCAACGATTGTGACCTTGACTTGCTTTAACAGCTTTTCAAGACGCGCCGCCCGTCGCGATATGCTGCCGATGCCTGTCGGATCTACCTT